GTATTTGTCTGCGGGCATGTAGTGCTTTGCGCAGCAGTTCTCTGTCTATGCTAAAATCCATAACTCATCCTACTACAATAATTTCTCCACTTTCCGGGGCCGCGTGTGTAACGATGACGCGGTCCACACTCGCGTGTTCGATTTTCTCCGGCAGCACCACCTCGCCGGTGGCCAGAACCACCTGCACCAGCGGTCGAAGGCCCAGATTGTGGTCAAAGATCCACTGGCTTTGAGATGAGAAAGACTGTGATTTCCGGCGCGCCTGGGCTACTGTTCCGCTTCCGAGAACTGCCAGGGTCACCCAGGCCCCCTCGAAGTAAATCTGAAACAGAGCACTGGTAGTGCTTTCCATGTACAGGCGTGGCATTCCGTTACGGGGGTTTGTGGGCGCATCGGGGTTTGCCGTTATATTCAGGGTTCCCAAGGAGTTGAAATTACTCCGAACTTCTTGGGCCAACACGCTGCTGTTTGGTACAGGGAGATCAAACTCGAACATACCACCACCTTCCTACCAATATTGAGTCGGAGTACTATCGGAGAACACAATCTCCAACCAATCTGGGTTCATTCCAACTGCTGTCTGGTCTTCTAGATGAACTTTCATCCTGTCCAACACGTCGTCTTCGTATGTTACCAGCTCCTGGTCCATAGGGGCCTCGGCTAAATCTGCTGTGTAAAAACGATATTCGGTCTCCCGGACATCCTTTGCCATGTGAACCGGCAGAATTTCGTCTCGCGCAAAGTCTTCTACTATGTCTTCGATGTCCAGCGTAATGACAATCAGGCGAACCAATACATGGATTGGGCGGACATACTCCAGGCGTTCCAGAAGCTTCCTGATGGTTTCTTCCGTGAAGGCATGAGTCCCGTCCTCACTGACCACATAGAAAAGTTCCAGGTCTACCCGGGCGGCGCGGTACGGGTATTCGTTTATAATTTGCTCGTACTCGTAGACTACATTGGTTGTGGCTACCAACGGCAATACTAGCTCATAAGTGCCACGGGCATAATTAATTTGCCCGGTTGCACCGTCTGCCGACACTACTTGACCAAACGACCCGGATAGCTTGTTTCCGTCATCGCGGTATGTCTTCCCGTTGACTTTTATCCGCACAGATCCGGGCCGAATTGGGGTATTGGACAAAGTCCCAGAATATCCAGCAGTTCCCGGCGTACCCACCGTTTCGGTTTGGGATGCTATTTGGTACTGGAGTCGAGAGTACTGTCCATCGCTTTCCTGGATTGTCTTTTTCCACAACGGAACCGTCGTTACAGAGAAACCGCCGATCCGAAAGAAAACATCCCATGAGAGCCGTTTACCCCTAGATTTGTTGATCTCTATAATGCTCTTTAGCGTTTCACGCTTCCCGGCTTCCGAAAGCCCATCCTCTAGTGTATAACCCAAACTCCCCGCGATCAGATCCAAAAATTGCTCTGGGCAGGTATCGGAGTCTACCAAATCGGTCAACCCGTCGATCTCCTGGAGATCCAGCTCCTCCTCTTTTTCAATGCAGAAAAAGAGGTTTTTTATCACCGGCAGGATGCCAACCTCGTTCCATAATGCCTTCCCGTCCCACTTCAGGAGCGGATCATCCCAGAAGTTTACCACACCTTCTACCCCGCGAAGGTTGTCTTCGCGGATGATGTGCGGGAAAAGCCGGGTGTAGAGATCAACTCGTAGCCGGTTTCCGTATGGGTTCTGTTTGCGCGTCATACGTTGACCTCACGTTGAATTTCATTTAGCGTTACGCGGGAAAATGTAGGGAGAGTTAGGGTCTCGATTGGGATATCCTTGTTATTTGAGGAGACAAACGAGTCATAGCTCATCTGCATGGTCATCTCAGCCGCTGACGGGGCATTCAGTGTCGCCAAAAACCTGCCGGTCTGATGATCCAAACGGGCGTAGGGATAGGGAACCCCAACATCTCGTAGAAATCGGCCGGTTTTGTCCGCTACCAGCTTCTTGTAGTAGCCGCTACCCGTTGTGTTTTGGATGTACAGCGAGAATGACGCATAAAGGAAGAGGCAAGATGGGCCAATGTATATCCTAAAATCCCTACCGGATGCCGCCTCTGGAGGCACACGGAAGTTTAGCGTACCCTCTGCAAAGCCACTGGTTGCCTGGTAGATCACGGCATTTGTCTTGTGCGTGTGTAAGCTCTCGCTATCTAGTATACCATCACCGTCGTCAAAAGCGGGGTAGTAGGTGACGTTTACCGTATCGAGGTCGGCCAGGTCGTATTTGAGCCGACCGATGCCCTCTAAGGATTCTAACGACACCTGCGATCCGCCGCCTCCGGCCGCTGTCCGGACTTCATAGGTGAATTCCGTAGTGCTGCCGTCCGGTAATGCGCTAAGATAACCCCAGTATGTCGTGTATCCAGACGGCGGCGGTAGTGTATTCCAGGTGAAATTTATTTGGCCGGTCTCGTAGTTCACAACGCCGCCCGCTAAGACATCTCCCGTTATACCACCGTCGCCGTCATCAAATGCCATGAGCTGGCCGCCGGTTTGTGTTCCGTATTGGTCCCACCCGCCAATCAGTGTAATCCGATGGGGGGTATATGGAAGGTAGATCTCCGGTAGGAACGTATCGACAATCTGGCCGTCGGCCAGGCCATGATACCGACGACGAACAATGGGCGCGAAATCTGTGATCCCGTCTACGGCGTTTGCAGTATCTGCCGTAACCGTTTCGGTCTGGTCCATCCTGGCGTAATACCGCGCCTCGGCGGTAATGTAATCCGCTGTCCCAGGCGCAGACTCGAATGTGACATCTATTGCCCCAGTCGTGTAATCAACTGTATTGTTTCCACCAGAGTCGATATTTCCTAAAAGATTCCCGGACTCGTCGTCGCTCACGCTTTGTGTTCCGGCAGTGACCAGGACAGATCCCGGAACGATGGCCTGGCCATCTGGTATTTCCAGATAGACCAGATACTGGTTCTGACTGCCAGTTCCGGTGCCGAGTTCCTGTGTGACCAATCGAGAACCGACTACGTTCTCTAGAACAACATTCTCAATAGACGACAGTTCCAACATTTCCTTTACGATGAGCGCCAGGGACAGGTCGATGCCCGGGGCCACAAATGTCGAGTTGAAGTAGTCTTGAAGGGTAGTATTGACCTCAGATTGAACACTCGCGATTGTCTTCCCGGAGAGTAACAAGACATTGGCCTCAATCTCAAAATAAAGAATGTCTCCATCTGTGATTTCAATGTAGGTGCATATACCCCGATATGCGTCGAGGAATGCCTTCACTGCCTGTTTTAACGGGGAGGCCGCTGTACTGATCCTTCCTACACTATCCCGGCTCCAAAGAGCCACCTGAACCGCATTTATCTCGGGAACTCGCTGCTTTAGCTTTGCAGAGGCAAACGCTGCGGCCCCAAATGTGGGGTCTGAGTATGTCATGGCCAGTGCAGCAAAATCCTGCTTGGTTACTGCCCTACGGTTTGATATTGCGTAAACGGGTGCCTGGGTTTTTACTCGGCTAAGAGTCTCGATATCCTCCCCACCAGAACCGGGCTCGTGGTTGTATACACGGACATTGAGTTGCGCACCGGACGGCAGTGTTCCACGCACATTCCCGTCTAGTAGTCCTCTGCGGATATTACCCCGCACCCCGCCACCGACACGGTAGCGTACCGTTATTACCGTACCCGAGTCTGGGATTACCCCACTCACGCCATCACCGAAATTGACTGTTGCTTTCCCAGCGGTGTCATACTCCACCGTGTACCGCCGTTGCTTGCTGCTGACTTGATAAATGATATCTATAGCAGCATTCAGTGCAGGTGCCGCGCCATCCGGAATTGCACCAAAGTAGACCGTGGTTTCTCCACCGGCAGTCTGCTCCACCCGAAATTCTTGTGGCGCGCCGGTGAATTCTTCTACATGTAACCATCGTTCCGAAGAGATCATCACGGTCAGCGTATCTTCGTCATCCGGGTCAATTATTACGTTGAGGAGTGACAGTTGATAACTTTGGTTGGCGAGGCCATCACCAACGAAGGAATCGCGTTTGATGCCCATCCCTTCAATAAATACCAATGATGAAGTCTCCTCCCAGTATTCACCGAGTATTTCTACATCTACCGACCCTTGGATCACATTCGGATGGGATAGCTGAAAAATCTGGTATGCTTCTCCGTTTGAGGTAAATTCCTCGTATTTACTGGCACCTTCGGTAAATACGATCAGCTCATCTGAGCTATCGGTCGGCCAGGCCGACTGCCCGGCTGGGATTATGTAATCCTCTGCCGCCTCAAAGGTGACACCATCTACCTTTAGCGCCTGGCCCCGAGCAATAGTGATTGGAGCTGGCTGCGGGGTATTTGGGTATAAAGTGACCGCAACGGATGCAGATGATGCCATCCTGCGTTTATATCCTAAAGAACGGGCAATTGCTGTAACTGCTTCTGGTAGGTCGGCTGTTTCGAGAAAACAGTTACGGGCCTGCACGTCATAGTAAAATGCTCTTTGTTCGTGCGTCCACGCTACAATATCGAGTATGGCCATGGCAATTGATGTCTTGGTGAACTCAGGCCAGTCGTTCGGGAAGCGCAACTTGATTCTGTCGATCAGTGCCTGACGCACAGATGCGTAGTCCCTGGATGTGTAATCTACAGTGTTTGCCATTAGCTACCTCGCTGAAAACCAATTGTCACTTGCTGTCCCAGCTCGTCTGGGGCCTTTATGTATTTATAACCAACCTGGACCGCCACTTGATTTGGTCTATCTGTGCGAACGGAAACTGATGTCACTTTGATCCTTGGATCCTGTTCTTCAAGATCTTTTCGTGCGTAATAGTATATCAGATTGATAGTTGCAGAGTCAAGAGGGTCAAATACCAGGTATGGGACAAATGATCCAAGATCTGGGTTATACGGGATGCTCCTCTTTGGCGTTGTCAATATCAGCAGGACTGAAGAACGCAGGGAGTCGCGCAGAGTCTTATTGCCTAAAACTCCCTGGATCGAATTCCCAAAGGGAAAGGCTGGTCCAGCCTTGCTCTGTAATCCCGTTGCCATCAGCTTGCCCTCACGTTTTTTGTGGTGTGCGTATCTTCCGTAGCCTGTTGGGTTGGTGCGGTCGTTGGTCCGGAACCGGAAATATGAGCAGGCACTGAGTAGTTATGCGTGTGTCCGTTGTAAAGATCCATCATAGATTTGTTACACAATTTTTGCGCATTGGCGGCTACCCCCAAAACGATAGAAGTGCCGATTATCTGAAGAGCCCCAACCGCTGTAACGGTCAAGGCTGCACCTGCCGAAAGAGTGATTGCCGCTAAAGCCGTAAGCGTAAAAGTTGCAATTGCCTGGATCGTAACTGCCAGGGCCGACAGACTATAGCTTCCGGATGTTGTCTCCTCAATTTCCCCGGCGACTACGCGGGAACTTTTACCACCAACTGTGGTCTGCTCCTCACCGGCGATAAGCCTGTTATGGAATCCAAGGCTCTTAAATTCTGTCTGCGCGGGCGATAGTGTCAACCCTTGTCCGCTGGCGTCTTTTAGAACAACCCCTGGATCTGAGGGTGAATCGTCGAACTTCAGGATGTGTCCAGTTTGGGATTTCAGGACGATGACTTCCGGCGCGGGTCGGTACCCGGCTGCGTGTTCGCCCAGACTTTCATTGCTGCTGTACCAACCTCCGATCCATACCGGAATGTGTGGGTCGCCTTGGACGAACATTACCCACACACCAGCGCCAACTTCTGGAACGACCGCCAGGCCCGCCATATTGCCCGTAAACGGAAAACACGGCCAGGCCCAGGGGAGATCAGATGTGGATATCTTCTCTGCTACATCTGCGCTCCCAAAAACCTGCGGAACTCGTACCTGTAACCGGCCTTTTTTGTTGGGGTCGGTGTTGTTCTCGACAACTCCCGGCCACACTCCGTCGTAACTTCTCATAACTCCTGCACCTGAATTTCGATTGGTTCATCATCCGGTTGGAGTCCGTCCGATGTCTGGTAACCATCTACAGAGATTACCTGTGTTTGTTTTGTTCCTTCCGCGTCGATATCCCCATATTGGAACGTTCTTCTAAACCCACCCAAATATGTCATAAGCTGATGTGGCGGACGATAATCAACACCATCATCCGTATACCGCGCCCGGTATTCGTGCAATACCTCATAGACCGCGTATTTACCGTTGTAGCTGGATTCCGTTTCGTCCGGGTCCTTCGCGTGGACACTTACGATTTGCCCGGGGGACAAACTGACATCTCCAACCATCCTGGCCAAACAAGAGAAGTATTTATCGGCTATTTGCCCCCACCTGGCCGTCGTGTCGCCGCGAGTTGACAGGCGGTAGCGGGAGGATGTTCCGTAACTACGGGGCAGCTTTCCAGCTAAAACCGGGAGGGCCGTGGTTTCTGGTTCTTCCGTAAATGCTGTCTTTGTGGCGATATCAAATCTCGATGTAATGAGACGGTCACCACCTTGGGCATCAACATCAATACCATGATATTTGTACTCGATTTCCTCAGCTCGGTCATCATAACCAACGCCGAATTTTCGAACAACCGGCTGTCCATAGTCTATCGGTTTTATTTGGAGTGTTCTACCAAAGAG